AGTAATAGCTATGGCAGGAACCACAGTGCTAATGGCTCCTACAGCCCTTATGATGGTACACAATCCATTGACAGTAGCAATCGGTGACACTGAGGAAATGCAAAAAGCTGTCTCTATGCTATCAGAAGTAAAAGAAAGTATCATCAATGCTTATGAAATTAAAACCAGGCAATCCCGCGCAAAGCTCTCTCATCTTATGGATGCTGAAACATGGCTTAATGCCAACAAGGCTATTGAACTTGGTTTTGCAGATGACATTTTAACAGATGAGAAAAAGCGAATTCAGGCTGATGATTTTACTTATGCTTTCAGTCGACGAGCTGTTACAAATTCTCTGTTTAACAAAATATGTCCAAAGAATAATAAGCCTGCTAAACCAGTAGGTATTTCTGCTGCTGATCTTGAAAAGCGGCTAAACAACATCATTCATTAATTAGGAGGAAAACATTATGAATAAGATTTTAGAACTGCGCGAAAAACGTGCAAAAGCATGGGATGCAACTAAAGCATTCTTAGATACAAAACGTGGCAATGACGGCCTTATTTCTGCTGAAGATGAAGCAACATACAACAAAATGGAAACTGATGTAATAGCTCTTGGCAAAGAAATAGACCGTTTAGAAAAACAGGCAATACTTGATGCAGAGCTGAATGCCCCTACTGCCAATCCTTTAACAGGAAAACCTAAACTTCCCAACATGGAGGAAAAGACTGGCAGGGCATCTGATGAATACAAAAAAGCATTCTGGAATGCTATGCGTACTCGTGCTGGTGAAGGACTTGATACCACCATAAGAAATGCTCTTCAGATTGGTACTGATACTGAAGGTGGATACTTGGTGCCGGATGAGTTTGAAAGAACTCTTTTAGAAGCATTAGAAGAAGAAAATATATTCCGTAAATTAGCCCATGTTATTACGACTTCCACTGGGGACAGAAAAATTCCTGTGGTAGCTTCTAAAGGTACTGCATCATGGGTTGATGAAGAAGGTGCAATTCCTGATAGTGATGACAGCTTTGCTCAAGTATCAATCGGTGCATATAAATTAGGGACTTTGATAAAGGTTTCTGAAGAACTTCTAAATGATAGTGTGTTTAATCTTGAATCCTATATTTCAAAAGAATTTGCAAGACGTATAGGTAATAAGGAAGAAGAAGCATTTTTCTCCGGTGATGGAACAGGTAAACCAACCGGTATACTTGCAGCAACTGGTGGTGCTCAACTTGGTGTTACTACTGCAGGAGCTACTGCTATTACTCTTGATGAAATACTTGACCTGTTCTATTCATTAAAAGCACCATACAGAAATAAGTCGGTATTCATTATGAATGATGCTACTGTAAAAGCAATCCGCAAACTAAAAGATGGTCAAGGTCAGTACCTATGGCAGCCATCTTTACAGGCGGGTACTCCTGATACGATACTTAATAGACCTATTTACACATCAGCCTATGTTCCTGCTATTGCCTCAGCAGCTAAGACCATAGTATTTGGTGATTTAAGCTACTATTGGGTTGCAGACCGTCAAGGTCGTGTATTTAAGAGATTAAATGAACTCTATGCTGTTACAGGTCAAGTAGGCTTTGTAGCTACACAGCGTGTGGATGGAAAGCTGATTCTGCCTGAAGCTGTTAAGGTACTTCAGCAAAAAGCATAATGGAGGTGTGTTATGAGCTATAACACTAAAAATTACACTGAACAAGGTGGAGAGAAAACAGTTATCGGTGGTGTGCTTGAATTTAAAAAGGGAGCCACAGTAATGGGGCTTCCTGATGCTAAAAATCAAGCTTCCAGCACTGCAACTACTGTAGCAGGTTTAAAGGATAACTTTAATGAACTACTTCTAAAACTTAAAGACGCAGGATATATGGAATCAGATGCATGGAATGTGTCTGTGGTAAAAATCCCCACTCCTGTTGGAGAAGAGCTTATTGCAAATCAAAGCAAGGTTACAGATATTTCAATTGCAGATGACGTTATTACTGTGTCTGTAGATGTTGATGAACTTGTGGCCTTCCCAAGTTCCAATCCGTCACAGGGTACACATAAGTGGGTTGGTATGAATATTACAACAGGATTGCCGGATATTACGTCAATCAAATACAATGGCTATCAGCTTACTTCTGATGATGTAACAGAGGCTGCTGCTGTCGGTGGATCTGCTGGCGATATTGTAATGTGGCTTAAATGTGATGAAATTATTGATACACCAAAAATCTTCACGCTATGGGCTTCTGGGTATGGCGAAACCACTTATATGGTTATTATAGAAAACTGATGAAAGGCGGTGGTTAATAATGACACTATTAGAAAAAGTCAAAGCAAACCTTATTCTCGAGCACAGTGAAGATGATGAACTCCTGCAGTTATATATTACCACCGCTATAAAGTATGCTGAGAGCTATCAGCATCTTTCAGAAAACTTTTATGCAGATAATCAAATGCCTCCTACTACTGAACAAGCGGTAATAATGCTGTCCTCCCACTTTTATGAATCAAGGGATGGCAGCACAGGAGGTTTTTATTCGGATAATGTTCAAGCCGCAGAGCAAGTGTGGAATACAGTTAATCTTCTCTTACGGTTAGACCGGGATTGGAAGGTGTAACATGAGTTTTGGTATAATGAATACTTTTATTAACATAGTACAAAAAGTAACTGTTAAAGATTCTGAGGGCTTCTCTTCTGAAACTGATATGATTATCGCTTCGGTACGAGCATATAGAGAAAGGCGTCATGGTACTGAGAAGTGGGCTAACAGAGCCACCTTCTCGGTTTCTACCGACCTTTTTAGATTTCGCTGTATTCCCGGTGTTACGGTTACAACTTCAATGACAATAGTCTGTGAAAATGAACGATTTGAGATAATATCAGTTGAAGATGTGAAAAATCGTAGAATGTATATTGAGGTACTTGCAAAGGAGGTGAAGCCAAGTGGCTAAGACTGTTATGAAAATGCCTGAAGAATTTCTGCTAAAGATTTCAAAGCTTAGTGATAAGACGGATGAAATTATTCCTAAGGTACTTGAAGCAGGTAAAGTTGTAGAAGAAAAAGTTAAGTCTAATCTACAAAATATTATTGGTACTAACACAAAAGAAGAAAGTCGTTCTACAGGTGAACTTGTTTCAGCACTTGGTGTCTCACCTGCTCTAATGGATAAGGACGGCAATTTCAATGTTAAGGTTGGTTTTTCCGAATCACGTTCTGATGGTAAAAGCAATGCAATGATCGCTGGTGTTTTAGAATACGGGAAAAGCGGTCAGCCACCAAAACCATTTCTAAAGCCAGCCAAATCTGCAAGCAAAAAAGCCTGTATTAATGCAATGATTGATGCATTTGACAAGGAGGTAGAAAACATATGAGTATGTTAGAAGAATTAAATACTCTTATTTTACCCTTAGTTCCGATAGAGACCGGGGTATTTTCCGATACTCCCCCTGATGAATATATGGTTATTACACCTCTTGTTGATACCTTTGAGCTTCATGGAGATAACTCCTCTGGGTATGAGATACAAGAAGCAAGACTATCCATTTTTGTTAAGGGCAATTATATACAACTTAAAAAAGCAATTGTCTGTACTTTATTGAGTGCGGAGTTTAGTATAACAGACCGCCGATATATCGGTTATGAGGATGATACCGGATATCATCATAATGCCATTGATGTGGCAAAATTATATAAATTGGAGGAATGAAAATGGCAACAATAGGACTTGATAGTTTATATTATTCAAAAATAACAGAAGCAATAAATGAAACTGAAACTTATGCAGCCCCTGTAAAGCTTGCTAAAGCAATCAAGGCTGATTTATCAATAGAACTTGCAGAAGCTATTCTTTACGCAGATGATGGTGCCGCTGTTGTAGTTAAGGAATTTAAGAATGGGAAGCTGTCACTTGGAATTGATGATATTGGCTCAACTGCTGCAGGAGATTTGACTGGAGCTAAGATTGATGACAATAAGGTTTTAATATCAACAAGTGAAGATGGAGGTGAACCTGTAGCAATAGGCTTCAGGGCAAAGAAAGCAAACGGAAAATACAGATACTTCTGGCTTTATAAAGTCAAATTCGGGATACCTGCTACAAATCTTCAGACAAAGGGAGACAGCATAACATTTCAGACACCTACAATAGAAGGAACTGTAATGAGAAGAAATAAGGTTGATGATAATGGGAACCACCCTTGGAAAGCTGAAGTAAATGAGGATGATACAGGGGTTGTTGCTGGGACTATAGCAGGATGGTTTACGGAAGTTTATGAACCGGAATTTACCGTTACGCCTTAGGAGGTATTAAGATATGGATAATGACAGGAGTAGTACCATCAAGATAGGAGATGTTGAATACAAACTTATTCTGACTACAAGAGCAACTAAAGAAATAGCGAAGAGGTATGGTGGACTTGAAAATCTTGGTGAGAAGCTAATGAAATCAGAGAACTTTGAAATGGCTCTTGATGAGATAGTATGGCTTATCACCCTTCTTGCAAATCAAAGCTTGATGATCCATAATTTGCAGAATAAGGATGATAAGAAGGAACTTCTTAAAGAAGATAATGTTGAGCTGTTAACTTCTCCCCTTGAATTAGCAACATACAAGGGGGCTATTATTGAGGCTATGTTTAGGGGTACGAAAAGATATGTAGAATCAGAGGAAACTGAATCAAAAAACGAGTTAGTCGAGTAAGCGATAATGAATTGTTTGCTCGACTAATTTATTATGGAGTTACCCAGCTTGGGAGGAATGAGGACGATGTGTGGTTTATGGCAGTAGGAGATCTTTTAGACCAATGGGAAATACACAAGCAGTTTATTGGATTGGCTAAACCTAAGATAGAGCTGTTTATTGATGATATTATACCTTTTGTAGTTTAGAATTTGAATTTTAGCTTTCTGAACCCCAATAAAAAACATCTTGTAAAGGCAAATTATTTTTGATATGATTATTTT